AAAAGCCGCAGCAACGCATGGTACTGGCGCGGGTCAATGGTCTGCTCGTAAAGCTCAACTTGTAGCTAAAAAATACAAAGAAGCTGGTGGAGGATATAGAGATTGAAAGCTCCTCAGAAATCGCTTAAAGATTGGGGCGACCAAAAATGGCGCACTAAGTCTGGTAAGCCGTCAAGTAAGACGGGGGAGCGGTATTTGCCTGAGAAAGCTATCAAATCTCTTACTTCAGCAGAATACGCTGCAACAACTAAAGCCAAACGTGCTGGTAAAGCATCTGGTAAACAGTTTGTAGCTCAACCTAAAGCAATAGCAAAGAAAACGGCAGGATTTAGATGACCACTACCGGCTCAACCCTCTTCAATATGGACTTCACGGAGATTGCCGAGGAAGCTTGGGAGAGGGCTGGTCGTGAAATGCGTACTGGTTATGACCTTAGAACTGCCCGTCGATCAATGAACTTGATGACTATCGAGTGGCAATCTAAAGGTATTAACATGTGGACGATGGAGCAGGGCATCATTAACCTAACTCCGGGCTTAGCTACGTATGCACTGCCTACAGATACTATTGATTTGTTAGAACATGTTATTCGTACTGGATCTAATACGGCTTCTACTCAAGCTGATTTGACTATTACACGCATTAGCGTTTCTACCTATGCAACAATACCAAACAAGTTACAACAGGCGCGACCAATTCAGGTATGGATCCAGCGGTTATCTGGCGAGACAAATCCTACAAATGCTGTGCTTGATGGTGCAATCACCTCCACGGCAACAACGATCACGCTTAACTCGGTGGTTGGACTAGCTGGATCTGGGTTTATCCGGTTAGGTACTGAAGATATTTACTACACGTATGTATCAGGGAATACCCTTGGTGGTGTATATCGTGGTCAGAATAACACTACAGCCGCTGCTCAAGCAGATGGTACTGCTGTGCTTGTGCCTCAACTTCCTTCGGTGACTGTTTGGCCTACGCCAGATAACAGCACACCTTATCAATTTGTTTACTACCGACTGCGTAGAGTGCAGGATGCTGGCGCTGGTATGGAAACAGCAGACATGAACTTTCGCTTTTTGCCTTGTTTGGTAGCTGGATTGGCGTATCACATTGCTATTAAAGTACCTGAATTAATGCCTCGCATCCAGATGCTTAAACAAATATACGATGAAACCTTTGAGATTGCCGCTGGTGAAGACCGCGAGAAAGCAGCGATTAGGTTTGTTCCTCGTCAGATGTTTATTGGTAGCACGTAATGGGAAATAGGTTTGCATCCGGCAAGATAGCGATTGCTGAATGTGATCGTTGTGGGCAACAGTATCAATTGAAGGCGCTTAAGACTGAAATTATTAAGCAGCGTAAATATCAGTTGTTGGTTTGTCCAGAATGCTGGGATCCAGATCAGCCACAGTTGATGCTTGGAACATTTCCTGTGGACGACCCACAAGCTTTACGTAACCCACGTAAAGACACAACGTATGTTACTTCAGGCGTTAATGCTTCTGGTAATTTATCAGGTGGTTCGCGGAACATTCAATGGGGCTGGAATCCAGTAGGTGGAGCTAGTTTAAATGATGCAGGATTGACACCAAACTACTTGGTGGCAACGACATTTGTTGGTACAGTTACAGTATCTTAAGGAGCTTAAAATGGCATATACAAAATCAGCTGATGGAATCGTTAAAAAAGGTAAGACTGATGTTCAAGTTTTTCCTACAAGCGGCCCCTCCCAGAAAGAAATGATGGGCGGAAAAGGTAAGGGTAAGGGTAAAACCAACTCTGACATGAAGACTATGGGTCGTAACTTGGCAAAGATTGCCGCACAGAAGCGAGGTTAATCATGGCTACATTTAGTAAAAAATTGATGGGTAAAGAAGTTGGCGATGCCAAGGTCTACGCTACACCACATACTATGACGGGTAAAGTTGTTAAAGCTACTGACAACCCCGGTTCTGGCCCTGACCACAGTGATGCCAATACAGTCAATATGTCTGTAGGTAACATTAATCGTCGCGCACAACCAGCAACAAAAACTTCTGGTATCAAGATACGCGGTACTGGCGCGGCAACTAAAGGTCTGATGGCACGAGGCCCGATGGCATGAACTACACCCAGCTTGTCACGCAAGTAAACGATTACTGCGAGAACTCTTTCCCAACTGACAATATAAATACGTTTATTCGTCAGGCGGAGCAGCGCATCTATAATACAGCGCAGCCTGCTAATTTGCGGAAGAACGTGACAGGCTCGTTGAGCGTTGGCAATAAGTACTTACAGTGTCCTTCAGACTTCTTGTCTGTATACAGCCTTGCCGTGTATCCGTACAACGCTACAACTGCCACGGGAACGGCTGGTCAAAAGACAATTGTGGTTGCTAGTACAACAGGTATTGCGGTGGGTCAGCAGGTAACCGGGACAGGCATTGGAACCAATGCGTTGGTTAGAAGCATTGCCAGCACAACCATTACCTTGACTGTTGCTAACAGCGGCACTGTATCTGGTGCTGTAGTCTTTCAAGGCGACTATCTGTATCTGCTTAACAAAGACGTTAACTTTATTCGTGAAGCGTATCCTTTAACAGCACAGTTAAGTGAGCCAAAACACTACGCAATCTTTGGCCCTCAATCAAACGATGTAAATGAGTTGACGTTCATTGTTGGCCCAACACCCAGTTCGGCCTACTACGCAGAGCTTCATTACAACTACTATCCTGAGTCTATTGTCACGGCTACCAATACTTGGCTGGGTGATAACTTTGATTCTGTATTGTTGTACGGCACTATCTGTGAGGCTTACACCTTTATGAAGGGTGATGGCGACATGGTTAAGCTGGCTCAAGATCGCTATGTGCAGGCTATTGCTCTGTATAAAAACTTGTCGGATGGCAAACAGAGAGCCGATGCATACAGAGATGGTCAGGTACGGGTGGCTGTTTCATGAGTAGCATTGTCCAAACCCAGACCACTAGCTTTAAAACAGAGCTATATACAGGCGTTCATAACCTATCCACCAACACGCTAAAGATTGCTCTGTACACGGCTGCGGCTGATTTAAATGAATCTACTACTGTGTACAGCGCAACTAACGAGGTTACAGGTACTGGGTACGTTGCAGGCGGGGTAGCCTTGACGGGCGTAACAATCAGTTCCTCTGGGTATACGGCTTATGTAGACTTTGCTGATGTAGTCTTTGGCGCATCCGTCACGGCTCGTTGTGCTTTGATCTACAACGTCACACAGGGTAATAAATCTATTGCTGTTTTAGACTTTGGGTCTGACAAGACTTCTGCTAATTTCACCATCACAATGCCTGCTAACACAGCAACGGCGGCATTGATTCGTTCTTCTAATTAAGGAGTCAATATGACCACAGAAAAACTCACAGCCACCGACCATGTTTCTAGCGGTCTGACTTGTAATCTTAAAGCCGGTGAGGAAGCAAAAGCTACCGGCGTGTTTGAAATCAAATGCCATGACAAAGACGGTAACCTGAAATGGGAAGCCCAGTCTAAGAACTTGGTAGTCAACGTTGGCCTTCAGTACATGGCGGGCACGGCATTGACCTCAGTCACCCAGATTACCACTTGGTATCTTGGCCTGTACGGGGCTGGTGCATCAAACACACCTGCTGCGGGTGACACCATGTCTTCTCACGCTGGCTGGACTGAGGTTGTGGCTTACAGCAATGCAACCCGTGTGGCGGCTACGTTTGCAACGGCAACAACTGCTAACCCTTCAGTAGTCACTAACTCAGCTTCTCCTGCTACGTTTAACATCAACGGCACAACAACTGTGGGCGGGGCGTTCCTGACCAGCGGCAGTGCTAAGAGTGGTACAACTGGGACTCTGTTCTCAGCGGCTGACTTTGGCTCGCCCGGTGATCGCTCTGTGGTGAGCAGTGATACTTTGTCTGTAACTTACACATTCAGCTTGGCTGCTTGAGGTCTAAATGGCTGAAGGCGGCTGGGGTTCTGGCACATGGGGTCAGACGGGCTGGGGTAATTCAGCCTATGACCGGGTTGTTGATGAGACTGCAACAGGTA